GGAAGCTTTATTGGTTACTGCTGATTCTTTAATAAGAGTAGGTATGGGAGATACATTTGAAGAAGCTGGATTACGAGCATCTGAATATATATTACCTGGTGATCAAACAAAAGCAGCAGATGTTTCAAAAGTTTCCAGAATTTTTGGTGACAAGACAGGTGAGATAGTCGGTAAGTCAATTGACTATAAAAATACAATAAATAGAATAAATAGTTTAGAGGCACAAAAAAGAAATCTTGAAGCGTTAGATGTTCCTTCTGATTTTGATTATTTTAACACTGCACCTAGTATTAAAAATATAGATGCAAGTATTGCTCAATCAAAAAAAGATTTAGAAAATAAATTTTTTATGCCGTTGGAGCAAAGACTTTTTGCGGATCGTAAATTTGATGAAGCTTATGATGTAAGCATGGCTAAATCAGGTACTATAAAAAAATTAGGAACTTTAAGAGAAACTGCAGAAGGGATGAAAGATCTTGATGATATTTCAGGATTACAATCAGATACTCAAGCTCCAACTCCTTTAAAATTAGACACTGCTATGTTTCCTAGTTTTACAGATGACATGAGAGCTGCTAATATATCAGAGGAAGATGTTAGAAGATATTTTGAGTCGATAGGTCAATCACCAGATAACTTTTTAAAAATTCAAGAAAGTTTTAAAAACTTAAAAAAATTACCTTTGTCTAATCTTGCTCAAATTTATGGTGATGAACAAATATATGGAACACAAGGTGCAAGTGCATTAGGTGAACCTTTAGCCAATGGCGGTATTGCAGGTCTATCAGGTGGAGATAAGTCAGGCCCACCACCAGAAAGAGGACCAGACTCACAAGGGTTGCGGTCACTAATGAAACGTGGTATTAATTTATAGGAGTATTAAATGGCAGATATAGATAAAGGACTCCCTAACACTCGTACTGAAATAAAAGTTCCTTCAGAGGAAGAGTTACAGGTTGACGTTCAACAAGACATAGAAGAAAAACCACCGGTAGAAGTTATACCCGAAGAAGACGGTGGAGCAACAATCGACTTTAAACCTGGTGCAATTAATATACCAGGAACAGAATCACACTTTGATAATTTAGCAGATATCTTACCCGAAGATATTTTAGAGCCAGTAGGTGGTGACATGGTCAACAACTATATGGATTACAAAGCATCTAGAAAAGATTGGGAAGAGTCTTACAAGACAGGTCTAGATCTATTAGGGTTTAAATACACAAACAGAACTGAACCGTTTCAAGGAGCATCAGGTGCAACTCACCCAGTATTAGCAGAAGCAGTAACACAGTTTCAAGCACAAGCTTACAAAGAATTATTACCGGCAGACGGACCGGTTAGAACACAAATTATAGGAGTTAAAACTCCTGCAACAGAACAACAAGCAAGTCGTGTAAAAGATTACATGAATTACTTATTGATGGATGAGATAAAAGAATATGAAGCAGAGTTCGATTCTATGTTATTTCATTTACCACTAGCAGGGTCTACATTTAAAAAAGTTTATTACGACGTGCCACTAGGTAGAGTCGTATCTAAATTTGTACCTGCAGATGAATTAGTTGTACCATACACAGCTACAAGTTTAGATGATGCAGAAGCAATCATACACGTAGTAAAAATTTCAGAAAACGAATTAAGAAAACAACAAGTATCAGGTTTCTATAGAGATGTAGAATTAGCTCCTCCAGGAAACGTAGAACAAAACTCTGTAGAGAAAAAAGAAAGAGAGTTAGATGGCACTAAAAAAACTGGTAAGCAAGAACCTATTTATACTTTGTTAGAGTGTCATGTAAATTTAGATTTAGAAGGTTTCGAAGATGTTGGTCAAGATGGTGAACCAACTGGAATAAAATTACCTTACATCGTAACTGTTGAAGAAGGTAGCCGAACAGTTCTTTCTATTAGAAGGAACTATGCGCCCAATGATCTGAAGAAGAATAAGATCCAATATTTCGTCCACTTCAAATTTCTGCCAGGACTAGGATTTTATGGCTTTGGACTCATTCACATGATTGGCGGATTGAGCCGTACCGCAACGGCGGCTCTCCGTCAATTGCTAGATGCAGGAACACTATCCAATTTACCTGCAGGATTTAAACAGAGAGGTGTTAGAGTTAGAGATGAAGCAGCTCCAATACAACCAGGTGAGTTTAAAGATGTAGATGCACCAGGTGGTAATTTAAGAGAAGCTTTCTTTCCTTTGCCTTACAAAGAACCATCAGCAACTTTATTACAATTAATGGGTGTTGTAGTTCAAGCTGGTCAAAGATTTGCATCTATTGCTGACATGCAAGTTGGCGATGGTAATCAAGGTGCAGCCGTAGGAACTACAATTGCTCTTCTTGAAAGAGGATCAAGAGTTATGTCTGCTATACACAAAAGATGTTATGCAGCCATGAAAGATGAATTTAAATTACTTGCAAAAGTTGTTTCACAATATTTACCACCAGAATATCCATACGATGTTGTAGGTGGTCAAAGAAATATTAAACAAGCAGACTTTGATGATAGAATAGATGTTGTACCAGTTGCAGATCCAAATATATTTTCAATGTCACAAAGAATTACACTTGCACAAACACAACTACAGATTGCAACATCAAATCCTGCGTTACATAACATGTATCAAATATACAGAAACATGTATGAAGCAATTGGTGTTAAGAATGTAGATGCAGTTTTACCTGCACCAGCGCCAAGTGCACCGATGGACCCAAGTTTAGAGCATATTAATGCGATGGCTGGTAAACCTTTTCAAGCTTTTCCTGGTCAAGACCATAGAGCACACATCACAGCACACTTAAACTTCATGTCAACTAACATGGTTAGAAATAATCCTGCAATAATGGGTGCAATACAAAAAAATATACTAGAACATATTAGTTTAATGGCACAAGAACAGGTAGAATTAGAGTTTAGAGAGCAACTACAACAAATGATGATGATGCAACAACAAGCTGCAATGAATCCACAAGTACAAGCACAACTACAAATGCTAAATAATCAGGTTGAAGCAAGAAAATCTGTGTTAATTGCAGAGATGACAGAAGAATTTATGAAGGAAGAGAAGCAAATTACATCACAATTTGATAATGATCCTCTTCTAAAACTAAAATCTAGAGAAGTTGACCTTCGTGCCATGGAAAATGAACGTAAAAAAGACAACGATCAAGCACAACAAGACCTTGCAAGAGCAAAATTAATGCAACAAGGTGATCTTGCTGAAGAAAAAATGGAACAGAACGAAGATTTAGCTAAATTACGTGCGGGAGTTAGCCTTGCTAAACAAGGTGTACAACAAGCGCAAGTTATGATAGACGATAATTAATAAAAAAAGGTAAAAACTATGATGAACTACAAAAAATCTAAAGAAGTTAAGATTCCAGAGCAAAATGTAGAGGTAGATCCAAGATCTAAGACTACTGCTGACGGTGCTTTTAACTATATTCCTACTGGAGACAAGGAAAAGGTTAGAGGAACTAAAAGAATGTTAGCTGAAAAGAAAAAAGAAGCTACTTGGTACTAAAATGGCTTGGTTTGGTTTAGCAAAAGTTGCTTTACAAGCTGGGACGCACATTTTTAAGAAGCGTCAAGAGACTAAAATGGCAATGGCTGATGCACAGCACATGCATGCAAAACGTATGGCCGACGGACAGGCTGAATACCAGGGCAAATTATTAGAGGCAAGACAATCGGACTGGAAAGACGAATTTGTTTTACTTGTGTTAACGGCGCCGATAGGAGTTTTAGCGTGGGCGGTCGTATCGGACGATCCGATGGCTATGGACAAAGTAAAATTGTTCTTTGAATATTTTTCAGCACTGCCGTCATGGTTCACAAATCTTTGGATCCTTGTCGTAGCGAGTATTTATGGTATAAAGGGTACACAAATATTTAGAAACGGAAAAAAATAATGTCAAGAATATATAATAAATATATAGACCAAACAATTAGAAGTGTTGAACCCACTTTTGGTCAAGAAAAAACAAAAGCATTTAAAAGAAATTTAGAAACTAAAAAATTATTTAAAAAAGCTGGAGAAGTAAAAAAAATAAGTCAGCTTGAAAAGAAAGCTAAAGGTGGCAGAGTCGGATTAAAAGGTGGATCTAACCTTGGAATGCAAAGTGTTAAATATGGTTTAGATAATAAACCTGAAGTTACAAAACTAGATAGAATTGCTAAATTCATTGCAAAGGATAAAAAGAAAAAAAATAAAAAATTTAAAACACCAATGGATAAAGCTGTTAAAAAAGACAAAAAGAATAAGAGGTTTGTATAATGGCAAAGTTATGTCCAAGAGGTAAAGCCGCAGCGAAGCGAAAATTTAAAGTGTACCCATCGGCCTATGCCAATATGTATGCATCAGCAGTATGTTCAGGTAAAGTCACACCAGGTGGTAAAAAGAAAAATAGAAAAAAAGCTATGGGTGGTGGAATGATGACTATGCCTAGAGCTATGTACAAAAGTGGTGGCGGTGCATGTAAGCTAGCTATGAAAGGGAAAGGCAGAGCTTACGGAAAGAACTCGTAATGAGGACTTACTATTCAAAAGGTGGAGGACTAAGAGAATGGGTCAAACAAAATTGGGTCGATATTGCGAACAAGCGAAAAGATGGTTCTTACCCGAAGTGTGGAAGAAGTGGTGGAGAAAAAAGAAAAAATTATCCAAAATGCGTGCCTATTGCGAAAGCAAG